GAAGTGACCGTCTCTATCAACAACCACTATGAGTACAGCCGTCTGATCGAAGACATCGTTGAAGCTCAGGCTCTGGCTTCGCTGCGTGGCTTCTACACTGAAGACGCTGGCTACGCTCTGGCTAAACAAGTGGACACCACTCTGATCCAACTGGCTCGTGGCGCTCGTGGCGGCACTGCTGCTAACGCTCAGTACTCTGGTGGTATCATCGGTTCTACCGGCGCTGCTTACACCTACGGTACTTCCAACGCTGCTGCTATCGCTGACGCTGGTATCCGTAAGGCAATTCAGATCTTGGACGACCAAGACGTTCCTATGGATGGCCGCTCGTTGGTGGTTCCTCCTACAGCTCGTAACTCGATGTTGGGTATCGCTCGTTTCACCGAGCAAGCCTTCAAAGGTAACGGCTCTACGCTGATGAACGGCGAGTTCGGTGACATCTACGGCGTGAAAGTGTATGTGTCTACCAACTGCGACACCGCTGCTGGTAACACCGCTTCTGACCGTGTGGCCTTGATGTTCCAGCGTGACTGGTCTGTCTTGGTTGAGCAAATCGGTGTGCGTAGCCAGACTCAGTACAAACAAGAATACCTCGGTACTCTGTTCACTGCTGACACTCTGTACGGCGCTGCTGAACTGCGTGACGGTTCTTGCGTGCCTTTGGTTGTGCCAGCGTAAGCGTTCTGCATAATAGTAGGTTAACTAAACTGGGAGCCCTTCGGGGCTTCCTTTTTTAAGTGCATTTCCAAGTGTTTTTAAAGAAGGAATAATGATGGCTAAGTTTCAAATGGTAGATTCAACTAATCCCAACACTATTGCAGTTGTTACTGCTGTGGTTGATATTGAAAGCTTCCGTAAGGACAGTAACTGGTATGAAATCGTTGAAGAAGAAGAAATAGTTAAGACTGTTAAGGCTGTTAAACAAGCTAAACCTAGTAAAGATGAATAAACCATGACCCGTCCTGTCTCAGTAGGTATAAACCTAACAGCAGCTACTCCTACTACAGTCTATACTGTGCCTATTGGTTACTTCGCTAAGTGGAACTTGATGTATCTGTTTAACAATACAGGCTCTACTAAATCAATCTCTGTTTACTGGAGAGATTCCAGTGCTTCTGCGGACGTTTATGTCATGGACAGTGGTGTTAGCTCTAAGACGTATGTACGTATGGACGGCGGGGCATATGTGGTGATGGAAGAAGGAGATACAGTGGTTATGACAAGTGAGTCTGGGAGTTCTTTCAGCACTATCTGTACCTTTGAGTTATTCAAGAAAGAAGGAATCTAATTATGGCTTTGCCAACTTACCTCGAACTGGTCAATGATATTCTCGTTCGTATGCGCGAACCTGAAGTATCTACCGTCCAAGAAAATACACTCTCTAAACTCATTGGTAAGTTGGTCAATGATGCCAAGAGACAAGTAGAGGATGCTTATAAGTGGTCAGCTCTGATCACAGACATCCCTCTGACAACTGTAGCCGATACTTCAACGTATGCTATTACAGGTTCTGGTTCGCGATACAAAGTCAGTGAACTGCACAATACCACTAAGTATGTCGGGTTAAAGACAGTATCTTTAGCTATGTACAATCTGTGGAGCGGTTCTTCAGGTGCTCCCCAGATTGGTTCCCCTAATTACTACTGCTTTAACGGTATTGATACCAATGGCGATGCTAAGGTGATGTTTTGGCCTGTGCCTGACGCTGCTTACAATATCAATGTTCAACTATATGTGCCTCAGAATGCCTTATCGGCAGATAGCGACACAATGAAGGTTCCTGATGAGCCTGTGATCTTAGGTGCGTTTGCTCGTGCCTTGGTTGAGCGGGGTGAAGACGGTGGCCTGAATAGCTCTGAAGCTTACGGATTGTATAAGGCCTCCTTGGCCGATGCTATCGCTATCGAGTCTAGTCGCTTTGTCGAGGAAGATGCGTGGGAGGCTATCTAAGATGAGCCAGCCTATTCAAACATTCTCGATTACCGCTCCGGGCTTCATGGGGCTTAATACTCAAGATAGCTCACTGGACTTATCCTCTGGCTATGCTTTGGTGGCTAACAACTGTGTGATTGATCAGTATGGTCGTATTGGTGCTCGTAAGGGGTGGACTCCTCAGCACACTACCTTGGCTGCTTTAGGCACTGCTGATGTGGAAGCTATTGGTCAGGTTGTCACAGACGCAGGCCTTGAGTTCGTGGTAGCTGCCGGTAACAATAAGTTGTTTAAACTGGCTTCAGGTACGCTGACTGAGTTGACCTATGGCGGCGGGGGTACAGCGCCTACGATCTCCGACAGCAACTGGCAGATTGCAGTGCTCAATGAGTGTTTGTATCTGTTCCAAGCTGGGCATGATCCTCTTGTGTTTGATCCCAATAACAGCACCACAACGTATCGTAGAGTGTCTGAGAAGACAGGCTATACAGGTACAGTACCTAGCGGTAACATTGTGTTGTCTGCTTATGGTCGCTTGTGGGTTGCTGACATGACCACAGAGAAGGCAGTTGTTTACTGGTCTGATATTCTCTCAGGTCACAAGTGGACAGCAGGCTCTACAGGCTCTATTGACGTATCTTCTGTATGGCCCAACGGTGCAGATAACGTCACAGGTCTGGCATCTCACAACGGTTACTTGTTCATCTTCGGTAAGAACAATATCTTGGTGTACTCAGGTGCTCAGGATGTGTTATCGTCAGGTGTGTTTAAGATCTCTGACGCTATCACAGGCATTGGCTGTATCGCTCGTGACACCATCCAGAATACTGGCTCAGATGTTATCTTCTTGTCTGATACAGGTGTTCGTAGTGTCCTGAGAACCATCCAAGAGAAGTCTGCTCCATTCCGTGACATCTCCAAGAACGTACGCAATGACTTGATGAGTGCTGTCGCTGGAGAGACAGCTTCCTCCATTAAGTCTATCTACAGTCCTTTTGATTCATTCTACCTGTTGACCTTACCTGTCCTTAAGACTGTGTATTGCTTCGACATGAAGACTATGCTTCAAGATGGCGCTAGTCGAGTGACTATGTGGGATAGTATGGAGCCTAAAAGCTTTTGCTACACTCGTGACAAAAGTATCTTGATTGGTAAGGCTGGCTACATCGGTAAATACACTGGTTATCTCGATAACGGCAATGCCTATCGGTTCCAGTACTTTACTAACCATACTGACTTAGGTGCTCCTTCGGTTACTTCTGTATTGAAGAAACTCTCAGTTGTTGTCATCGGTGGCTCTGACCAGTATGTGACAATGAAGTGGGGATATGACTTTAATGGTAATTATTATGCTCAAAACGTAAAAATTCCTGCTCAAGGGGTTGCATATTACGGGATAAGCGAGTATAATACTAGTACAACTGTTTACTCAAGCGGTACTTCTTTACAGACTTTAGTTGCTTATCCCACAGGAGCAGGTAAGGTTATTCAAACTGGCTATGAAGCAGACATTAACGGTATTGCTTTAAGTATCCAGAAGTTGGAGCTACAGGCGAAGAATGGAAAGATTGTATGACGTGTGTATGTAAGCGTTGTGGTATTGAAAAGCCTCTTACGGAATATTACAAAACTACTGACAGAAAATCAGGGCATAAGACTATCTGCAAGGATTGTATTAAGGCTGATCCTTTGACAGAAGAACGTAAAGAAAAGATGAGAGCTTACGGTAAAGATTACCATCTTAAAGTTAACTATGATATGACACGAGAAGAGCACACTAAGTTGCTTGTTGCTCAGAATCATAAATGTGCTATCTGTGGGATCGATGAAAAAGAAGCAGTTAAACAAAAACTGTATGTAGACCACTGTCACACTACAGGCAAAGTTAGAGAACTTCTCTGTCATGGGTGTAATGCAGGGCTTGGGTTAATGAAAGAATCAATACAAACGCTTACTAAAGCAATTGCTTATTTAGATAAGCACAATAAACATGGAGAAATATCGTGACAGAATACGTAAAATCAACTAACTTTGCGAGTAAAGACTCCTTATCCATTGGCAATCCTTTAAAGATTGTCAAAGGTACTGAGATTGATACTGAGTTTAACAACATTGCAACAGCAGTGGCTACCAAGGCTGACATCGTTAGTCCTACCTTCACAGGTACTCCTTTAGCTCCTACGGCTACAGCAGGTACTAATACTACTCAGTTAGCTACCACTGCTTTCGTGACGGCAGCGGTAACTGCTTATGATACTGCTTTGACAGTTTCTACTGCTCAAATTGAGGATGCTGCTGTTACCACAAATAAAGTAGCAGACAATGCGATTACTAATGCAAAACTTGCTGGGGGTAATGTACCTGCCTTATTAGGTTTCACGCCTGTTCAGCAAGGTACGGGAACAGGTCAGCTTAGCAACATTGTAAAGATTGGGTGGTCTGGTTCTCAATTGAAGGCTCAGGTCGATGCTACCGATATGGGGCCTTTTGCCATGCAGAGTAACTTCACAGGGGGTAATCAAAGTATTGGCGGTAGCGGCTACCAAAAGCTTCCCGGCGGTTTGATCATGCAGTGGGGCGTTCATGATAATGGCTCTTTCTCGGGCAACGTAGGCGCTTCTGGCCCCGGTATTTCTTTCCCTCTTGTATTTCCTAATGCTTTGCTCAACCTTCAGCTTACGGAAGAAACAGCAGGAGGAAGTACCTCTACTACATCTGAGACAAAGATTTATTCACGATCTACTTCTTCTTTTCAGTTGACGGGGGATGTACATCGGTATACCCATTGGTTCGCTGTTGGTTATTAAATAAGGAAAGATGATATGGGACTTTTAGGAATAATCGGCGGTATTATTGGTGGTAACAAAGCCAAAAGAGCCGCAGAAGAACAAGCACGAACACTTACAGCAGCAGGCCAGACAGCATTTGATGCTTCACGTTTTCGTCCTGTGGGTGTAACCACTGCCTTCGGTACTAGCAACTATACTGTTGATCCTACTACAGGTGCTCTCACAGGAGCGGGTTATCAACTAACTCCTGAGATGCAGGCAATTCAAGGTGGTTTGTTGAGTCAGGCAGGCGGTATGGGCATGGACTTTACAGGCCAAGGCTTGCAAGGTGCTCAGGGTTTGTTTAACCTTGGTCAACAGTATCTCGCACAGTCTCCTCAAGAGGCTGCTCAGAACTATATGACTCAACAGCAAGCGTTGTTGGCCCCTAGTCGAGCACAGGCTCAAGCAGGCCTCACACAGAACCTGTTCAATACAGGACGTGGTGGAGTTGCTGTATCTCAAGGCGGCATGGGTGCTGCTAATCCTGAACTGCAAGCTTTGCTGAATGCACAAGCTAGTCAAGACCTTCAGTTAGCTGCTCAAGCACAGCAAGCAGGAATGGATCAGACTAAGTTTGGTGCTGGTTTGTTTGGTTACGGTTCTGAAGTCGCTAAAGCCGGTTATGCTCCTATGCAGGCTGCTTTATCTAGTGCTACAACTTTGGAAGACTTGGGACAACAGTCATTGAAGTTAGGACTAGACTTAGGCACAGCAGCTTCCAACGCTAACGTCCGTGCTGCACAGTTACGTTTAGGTACTGCTGCTCCTGCTGCTAACGCTCAATACGATGCTAGTTCTTGGAGTCCTTGGGCTGCTGCTTTAGGTGGTCTGGATAAGATGGGCGATCAAGCCTTGGGAGCAATGACAGGTAATATGTTTGGCATGGGAGGTAGTGTGAGCACTCCTATGAACTATGGTACTAACTTTGGTAGTCAACAGACTAATATGCTGGCAGCACAAGATGCTTGGTTTAAATAAGGAATAATCATGGCTGAAATTATGAATAGTTTATTTGGAGTTACTCCTGAGTCTCTCCAAGCACAGCGTTATGCTCAAGACCAGAAGGAAGCCTTAGCTTATGCTAACTTTAATGATCCTTTTGCTCGTGCTAATTATCAGATCTACCAAGGTGCTTCTGGACTTGGACGACAGATCAGTGGATTGCTTGGTGCTCAAGATCCTGAGATGGCTAAGGCTGCTGCTTTGCAGAGTATCTTGAAGCAGGCTGATACTACTACTGCTGAAGGTTATAATGCTTTGGCGCGTACACTGGCTCAACAAGGCTTTGGAC